AAAGGTGGTTATGCTGATTATTCAACATCATCTTGGTCTTTCAAAGAAAGAGCATTACAAGATAGTGAACGTCAAGCAGTTAACACTAATGGATTATACAATCTTGGTGATTATCTTCCTAAGAAACCTTCTGCGGAAGATGTTAAAATTATCGCAGAAATGTTTAAAGCATCTGTAGATGGTGAATTATATGATGAAAGTAGATTTGGTCAACATTATAGACCAAATGGAATGGCATCATCACCAAAAACTACAAGTACAACAACTACAACAACGGCGCCAGCGGCACCAGTTGTTGAAACAGCACCAGTGGCTCCAGTAGCACCTGCGGCACCAGTTGTTGAAACTGCAACTGCACCAGCGGCACAGCCAGAAGTGGCAACTGCAACAGCAACAGCAACAGATGGTTCTAAAGCATCAGCTGAAGATATTTTAGCAATGATTAGATCAAGACAAAACAAATAAATCAAAATGTATAGTGCATAGGCAACTATGCACTATATTAACAAGGAGAAATTTATGGTAAGACCATTTGACGTTAGTAAGTTTAGAAAGTCAGTAACTAAAAGCATTGGTGGAATTTCTGTTGGCTTTGAATCTGATCCAGTTGATTGGGTAGACACAGGAAACTACTGTCTAAACTATTTGATTAGTGGAGATTTTAATAAAGGAATACCACTAGGTAGAGTAACAATGTTAGCAGGAGAATCAGGTTCTGGTAAGAGTTTGATTGCATCTGGTAATATTATTAAAAATGCACAGAAGCAAGGAATATTTTGTATTGTATTTGATTCTGAAAATGCATTAGATGAAAGTTGGCTACAAGCATTGGAAGTTGATACGTCACCAGATAAGTTAATGCGTATTAATGTTGCAATGATTGATGATGTAGCAAAAACAATATCAGATTTTGTAACAACATATAGAGCAGACTATGGATCTTTAGATATAAGTGAAAGACCAAAAGTTATGTTTGTTATAGATTCATTAGGTATGTTACTAACACCAACAGACAGAGATCAATTTATGAAGGGTGATATGAAAGGTGATATGGGTAGAAAACCTAAAGCCTTAACAGCACTTGTAAGAAATTGTGTTAATATGTTTGCAGAGTTAAACATTGGATTAGTAGCAACTAACCACACATACGCATCACAAGATATGTTTGATCCAGATGATAAAATATCAGGTGGACAAGGATTTGTATATGCAAGTTCAATTGTGATAGCAATGAAAAAACTAAAACTTAAAGAAGATGAAGCAGGTAATAAAATATCAAATGTTACTGGAATTAGATCTGCTGTTAAGGTTATGAAAACTAGATTTGCAAAACCTTTTGAAGCAGTACAAGTTAAAATTCCATATGAATCAGGAATGGATCCATATAGTGGACTTGTTGATTTATGTGAGAAAAAAGGTTTACTTGTTAAAGATGGTAATAGATTAAAGTATGTTGACCGTCTAGGTAAAGAACATAAACACTATAGAAAAGATTGGACAGGTGAAACTCTTGATATGGTTATGGCTGAATGGAATGCACATGAAGTTGAAGCACAAGAACCTGCTGTGGCGGAGGCATAATGACAGAAGAAATTCAAGTACTAATCGAAGCATGGAATAAATTAAAAAATTATATTCCAGCAAAAGATAGACTTGATGCGGCGGTTGCCTATGTCAATATTATTGACGAGTATGGGGCAGATGAACAAGATTGGAGAGAAGTTTTTTCTTCATCTAGTCATTTACATGAAGCATATAATGAAGTCTTTGGAGAAATGGAAGAAGATAATCCATATAGCGAAGATGAAAATGAGGATTATTAATGATTAACTGGTATGGTTTAGTTTCAAAAGATTTAGGTAAGTTACCTGAATGCATTGATTACTATATGAAACAATTAGACGAGGCTAGAGTAGAAGCAGGGTTAGTGGGAAACATTGAACGTAATGCTTCACATATACCTGGTGTAGTTGAGCATAGGTTTAATCAATTGCAAGAAATTGAAGCAATACTAGAACATCTTAATATAGAATTACGTAAGACAAGAGCAAGACATTATAAAAAGTTCTTAGAAGCATATCAACGAGCTTTAACATCAAGAGATGCTGAAAAATATATTGATGGAGAAGATGAAGTTGTTGTTATGAGTCAACTTATTAATGAATTCGCTCTTGTACGTAATAAATATCTTGGCTTGTTAAAAGCAATTGATGCCAAGCAATTTCAAATCAACAACATTGTTAAATTAAGGGTAGCAGGATTAGATGACGCAGAACTCTACAGTAAAAACACAAGATAGTGGTTGGAAAAATCACGAAGATGATCCTATGGAACAAATGCGTAGGTCACTTTTAGCCAAAGAAGATATTATTCAAGGCCTTAAAAGACAAATAAAAGAAGAAGTAAAAGAGAAGTATTCTTTATATCATAGAATTATGGAATTGAATACTGAAATTGAAAAACTTAAGAGTAGTCTTTAAGTGGACCACCATAGTGTACTGAACGTACTTTCTTACCTCTTAAAGATTTACCTTTGAACTTTTTATCAGTTTCTCTAGCACGATGACCTTGTGCTTTACAACTAGATTCATCAGAAGCACCCAATTTTTTGTTACTTCTGCATACAGAACTAGGAACTGGCCCCTTCCATTCTCCAATAATATCAATAAGTTTCATACTTTTATTTATGCTAAAAACCATTGACAAAACTTATAAATATGCTATATTATACTATGAGATTTATTAAAGTATTACTTATAATTTCAGTGTTATTATTACCAACAACAACAAGTGGTAATAATATTAAACAAATTGATGTATTTACAGTACAAAATAATGAAGATTTTGTTCTAAAAATATTTTCATGTGTTAAGATGCTGTATACAGAACACCCAAATACCTATCCTTTAGAAAAACAAATACCATTTGATTTAATTGTTGCTATGGCGGCATATGAAAGTGCATGGGGAACAAGTAGATTTGCACTTGAAGGAAATAATTTATTTGGAATTAGAACATGGGATCCATTAATTCCACAAATGAAAGCAAAGAAAAGGCCAAATGCTGATTGGGGAGTTCGGAAATATGAAACATATTGTACTTGTATAGTTGATTATATTCAAATTTTAAATAATCATCCTGCATATGAAGAATTTAGAAATCAGAGAAGTTTAGAATTAAACAGATACGGTTATACAAATGCTTCTATATTAGCACAATTTTTAGTCGCTTGGTCAGAACTTGGTGAACAATACACTTCTAGATTAAAACAAATTATTCTTTTAATTCATAAGCAAGGCTATTATCAAGGTTTACCTGTAGATAATAAAGGCCAGATTATAAATTAAGTTGCATTTCAACAACAAATAAGTTATTATATAGATATGTCTAAGATTACAAAATTAATTATTAAAGATGAAGTGAATGTCAGATTTGAAGGCCTAGATGTTATTACTAGACGTAAAATTTCTGATAAACTAAAATACTTTTTACCATATGCATATCATTTACCAGCATATAAGTTAGGTAGATGGGATGGTAATATTCGTTTTTGTGATATTGGAGGAAGAACATATTTAAATTTGCTTGATAAAGTGTTACCAATTATTGAAGAACAAGATTATGAAGTTGATATTGAAGATAATAGAACACCACATGATTTTCAGTTTCAATTAATTGACGAAAGTTTACATTTTGATAAAACTTGGGGACCAAAACATCCACTGGCTGGACAGCCAATTGTTTTAAGAGATTATCAAGTAGAAACAATTAATAAATTTTTAGAACAACCACAATGTTTGCAAGAAATTGCAACTGGGGCAGGTAAAACACTTATAACAGCAACACTATCTCAATTGGTTCAACCATATGGTAGGTCAATTGTTATTGTTCCAAATAAATCATTAGTATCACAAACAGAAGGTGATTACAAAACACTTGGATTAGATGTTGGTGTATATTATGGTGAGCGAAAAGAGTTTGATAAAAAGCATACAATTTGTACTTGGCAAAGTCTTAATGTTATGTTTAAAAAAACTAAAAAGTTTGAAGCAGAAGTAAACATAGGTGACTTTTTGCAAGACGTAGTATGCATTATGGTAGATGAAGTACATCAGGCTAAAGCAGACGTGCTTAAAACACTATTAACGGGTCCATTTGCTAACGTTCCTATACGTTGGGGACTTACAGGTACTATTCCAAAAGAAGATTATGAGATGGCATCATTACAAGCAAGTCTAGGAGAAGTCATTAATAAATTGTCAGCAAGTGAATTGCAAGACAAAGGAGTACTTGCACAATGCCATGTAAACATTATACAGACACAAGATACTCAAGCATTTAGCAATTATGCAAATGAACAAACACATTTAGTAACTAATCCAGAAAGATTAGAATTTATATCAGATTTAATTGACAAAATTAGAGCAGAAGGAAATACTTTAATACTTGTTGATAGAATTAAGTCTGGACAACTGTTGGAAGAACTAATAGTAGGTTCAGTTTTTGTTCAAGGTAGAACAAAAATGGAAGATAGAGAAGAAGAATACGATAGTATTGCAACAGAACAACATAAAGTTATTATTGCTACTTATGGTGTAGCGGCAGTAGGTATTAATTTACCAAGAATATTTAATTTGGTATTATTAGAACCAGGAAAATCTTTTGTAAGAGTTATACAATCAATAGGTAGAGGTATAAGAAAAGCAGAAGATAAAGATCATGTAGAAATATGGGATATAACGTCAACGTGTAAATTTTCAAAACGACATTTGACTACTAGAAAGAAATTTTATAAAGAAGCAAACTATCCTTTTACAATAGAAAAGGCAACAATATGAACATATTAACAGTTGAAAACGTAACATATGATTTAAATGCAGTACCAAATGAAGTTGATGACTTACAATACTGTGTTTTAGATTGTACAAATCCAAAAGCATTAGATTATTTCTTTATACCTCTAATATTTTTAGAAAGTTTTAATGCACCAGCAGTAATTCTTGATATTGGTGGACAACAAATTGAAATGCCAATGGATTGGAGCATAATGGTTGGTGAAAAAGAGCTTGGTATTTGTGAAATGGTTCCGCTTACAAGTTTAAATGATAGAGGATTTGAAGCATTTGTACATAATCCATTTTCAGGCTATACACACGAGTTTAAAGAAGTTAAAATAGTAAATGTATTTCAAGAAGTAAAATGGTATTTTCCAAAACTTAAGAATGGTCACGTATTAACAATGCCAGTAAAAGCAGGAAGTAAGCCAAGTTGCGTATTTTTTGCAAAAGAATTAAACCAAATACCAGATCAAATTCAAGTAG